GTAAGCTTATTAAGCACTAATTGTTTAGGCTCAACAAACTTATTTTCCATAGCTGATTCAAATAATGTATAAGCGGCTGCTAATGTTTTGTAGTTATTAACTTTAGCTTTAAAGAAACTTTCAAGATTGTAATGTTTTTTAACTTCTTTAATTAAGTTATACTTTTCTTTAAGTAATGTTTCTTTATTTAATTTTTTAGCCAAATCAACTGTTATGTTAACTAATGCCTCAGCTTTACCTTCAGATAAACGTGGGGCTGTTAAAATAGTATGATAAAGTTTATGTTCTTTAGCCATTTCGCTATTGTGGAAGTATTTTTTCACAATCTTCACAGCCTTAGAATCAGTGTTCGCTAACGTGTCTGATGCTATTTGACGCACTAATAGCTCAAATAATACACCAGTGTTACGAAATTTGTTATGTTTGATACGCATAATTCTAGTATGATGATACTATCTATAAATATGTATATTATTTAATTTCGTCGCGGATATTATTTTCATCCAACAAATTAGTTTCAAATAAATTTGTACGACGGTTTACAGGGATTCCATTAAACATACCTTTGTTCTTAAGATATGTTTCTAATGCTAGTGGTGATCCACCTTTCCATTGAGTTTTAGCTAAACTATCCTCTTGATCTACACCAGCTGTACTATATGACTTAGTTCCAATTCTATCTTTACCAAATGGATTATCTTGACGATCAATATTTGATGCTGATGATTTTGGACGACCGACTAAATGTACAGGTTCATTTGGATCTTTTTCATTATATCCTGTTGGTACAGCACCATCACCTCTACCCTTACCATAAGCAGTAGCTAATTGAGATGGTGTACCATATACTTGGCCTGATTCATCTGGATCATTACCTTCTTCTTCAATTTGATTTAATCTAAATTTACGTTTCTTATCTTCAATAATTAAATCACGATATTCATCATATTGATCTTCACTGAAGTGGAATAAATTATCATAGATCCATTCAGTTGGTAATAAACTATTTTCCATAATAGTGCTAGCTAACTCAACTTTTTCTTTCATTAAGTTAACACGTTCTTGATCATAAATGATAGAAGGTGTAGTTAATGATAAGTCAAAATTAGTTAAATTTTCACCATCATATCCCTGACTATATAAATGCACTAAGGCAATCTTAGTTAATTCAGATAATAATATACGTTGAATACGTTCTACTGTACGAGCAAAACGAATATCTTCAGCGGCTAATGTAGCTTTACCAGTTAAGTCTTTCTCATAGCCCATGAATGCTTTAGGAATCTTAAGAGCAGCAAATAATTTGTCTCTTAAGTAAGCAACGTCTTCAATACCATTATATTCTAAACCTTTAGCTGTATCAATACGAGTAGCTTGGTCATTACCTCTAACTGGTATATAGAAGTCTTCCATCATGTTCATCATATTGTACTTCAAATTGTACTGACCAGTTTGAGGATCAATATAAGGTACTTTTTTAAGTTTTTGTACTGTTTTCTGCATATATGCTTCTACCTCATTTGGAGGAATAGCACCTACGTTCATATAGAAAATACGTTTTTCAGGAGCACGAACAATTCTATGAATTAACATTGCATCTTCCATCAAAACCATTTGTTTAAATATTTTACGACCTGGCTCTAAGTAACTTCTACCATAAGGTAAATAGTTAACATCACTTATTAGTCTAAAGTGAGCCATTTCATAGTTTTCAAAGTAAATATCTGATGTAGCAGTACCTAAAGCATATTGTGTTTGTGGAGTTGTGATACCAGATACTGATGTTGGGTCATATTTAAATCTTACATAAGTAGGATTTTGTGGATTGGTACCTTCTTCTCTAATAATTGAGTAAGCTGAGAATGGTATAACATTATATACACCAAATTTCTCAGCAATTTCTAATTTAAGATAAAAGTCACCATACTTACACATGTTACGAGCCCAACTCCACAAGTTAAATTCAATATTTAATACATCATAGAATAGATTGTATAATATCTTTTGAATATTCTCATCTGCTGAGCGAATATGAAGCATTTCACCATGTTCATTTTTTAAAGTACACTCATCTGCTATAATATCAAGTGCTGAGGCTACAATAGCATCAGTATCCATTGATTCATAGTCTGTATAAAGCTGTACCCTTAATGTCTGGTAATTATAAACATTGTTTACATTGTAAATACCAGCACCAGATGTGGTGTAAATTTTAGTAAATCGATCTACAAGTGCATTAGTTTGTAAAACACCCAATGACTGTATACGATCTGTATCAATTACTCTCAATTCATCGCCACCAACATTACGAATAACGACGTCTGAAGAGAATAATCGTTTTAGATTGTCAAATAATCCCATAGTATCTTAGTATATGTTATAAATATTTATTTAAACCAACCAGCTAATATCTTCCATACCGCCTCTACCATCATCCATTTGCCATGGATTATGTGTTGTTGGACTGTGTGGAGCATAAAATCCGCTTGGTCCGTTATGATATGAAATTTTACCTATACCTCCAAGCGAAGCGCGTGTTAAGTCTAAACCTGCTTGAGAAAATTTCAAAGCTGTGTCACGTAAGAACATTCCAATACCAAAAGCCATTACAAGGTCATCATTATACCCATCATTAGCTTGCGCTTTACCATGTTTCCATACAAATGTTCTTAATTCTTCTAATGATCGACGTGATTGAATAATACAAGCTCTATCTCTCATATAAGCCTCTAACTTAGCCACTACAAGTGGTCTAGTTTTGAGTGAGTTAGTAAAACCAGGAACTAAATTATTGTTATTACGGCTTAAAAAGTTATCCATACTGATGTTTGCAGTATCAGATTTAGATGAATAGTATAAATTTTGATAACCTCGTTCTATAACAGTTTGAATTGTGTCCCATCCTATGTTAGCGTTTTCAATTACTAACAAAGCATTGTTCCACTCAGTAGCAATAGCTACAAGCATATGTCCATAATCACGAGTGCCAATTTGTCCTTTATATTCTTCTACTTGTTTAGCATTTTCAATGTCAATAACATGGCAAGCAGAATAGTCTTTACCATCACCACGTGCTACGTCAGCTACAACTATATATTGTTTTGTATAATCAGGATATTCCCAACGCCATAAATTACCATCAAACCCACCTTTAGCTATAGGTTCTGTCTGATATGTTTGGATGTACCAATTTAAAATATCAGGTTCAACAACTGTATCACCTGATGTTGTGAAATCACAATCACACTCTTGAGCAGCGTTACGAGGTCCTAAAATAGCATCTTGTTCATCTCTCCATTTTTGAGTTCGTTCTGGATGTACTGTCCAAGGTAATTTTAGAGCTATAAATCCATTATTTCCTTCTTCTCCACCAATAAATGTTTTATGGAACCAGTTACCTGTACCAAATGGAGTTGATATAGCTATACATTGACCACCAGTAGCTAGAGTTTGTTGAGCAGAAGCGAAAATCTCATCTATACCTTCAATAAACGCGGCTTCATCTAGTAACAGTAATGATACTGCTTCAGATCGACCTGCGTCTCCAGTCGCGCCAATTGCTTTAATTTGAGATCCATTTGCTAATTTTAAACTTAACTTATTATCCTCTACTGCTTTTAGCTTAAGCCAACTGGGTAAATTCTCATAAGCGAATCTAACTTTAGTAACCATGTTTTTGGCTGTGTCTTGTTTAGTTGCTATACACAACACATTCTTATCCTTGTTAAATAACATTAACCAAAGTGAATAGGCAGATACAAGTGTAGAAATACCTAATTGTCTTGATTTGTTTACAATACTATATCTGTTCTTTTTAAACTGATGTAATACACCTTCCTGAAATGGGTATAAATTGAATTGAATTCGACCACGTTGTGGGTGTTGAATCCAATAATATTTTTTCATGAAATAAACAGGATCAGTAGCACACTTAACATACTCCTGTTTAATAATATCTTTAATATTCTGTTGATCACTCATATACTATTATTGTATATAAATATATAAAAAAAGCCTGACCTTACGGGGTCAGGCTAGTGCATGGGTTTAGCAAGGGATGTTATTTCGCTAACATTAAATAAACTAAACCGCCAGCGATTAAACCAGCACCTATTTTAGTAAATTTATTTTTAGCTTTTAACTTAGCGTTTTGTACTTGTAAAGCGTTATATTGAAACTTCCAATCTTTAATTTGTGTTTGTTGGTTGTTCATTATATTTTTATAGCTATTTTCTTTAGATACAAATTTAGCTATAACACTATCTTTATTAGATACTTTTTCTTCTAATGTTGCTATTGAGCTGTCTTTTAATACTATAATTTGCTTAGCACCATCTAATTCTACTAAATCCTTAGCTGCGCTAACTAATACTGGTTGTGCTACTAATAATGGATTACTGATTGTATCTGTTGGATAACGATTATTAAATGATGTCACTAATTCAGGATCAGAGTAAGCATCAATGCTATTTTTTTCTATTTCAATGTACTCAACAATAGTTTTAACTTTAACTTTTTGATGATCAAGTACATATTGTAATGAATCATCTTTTTGATCTAATACAGCTATCACTGAATCATCTTTAGCAATTTCTAGTTGCATACTATCTACAGCCGCTACTAAACTATCTTGTTTAGCTTTAAATTCACTTGTTAAACCGATATTTGATACTTTATCAAAAGCTAGCCATAATAAAATCAAAATCAAAATGGCTGGTAAAATATATTTTTTCATATTTTTAAATTTCATCTTCGTTATCAATATTAATAGGTTCATCATCAATACCTAATTTTTTAAGTTCATCTTCTTCACTGCTTTTTCT